GCGGCGATGGCAGTGGATTGACAGGTATCTCTGCTTTACCAGACGATAGCTTTACCATTGATACTGGCAGCGACAGCTTTATTGCATTTAATACCGCAGTAGACTTGTTTAATACTTATTACAGTAAGTTTAAGTTCAATGGATACTTGGATGCTGAGAAAGCATATTGGGGTTATGGTGCATTAAACGGGAATGCAGAGCTAGTTTCCTTAGACAATTATCTAGTTCTAAGCCATCAGGGTATCAGCAACTCAGGTATTAAGATTGAAGCAAACAACTCTGGGTGTGACCTACGAGTAGATGTTGCTGATGACATTGTTATGGACTTTGGTTCAAACAACATAACATTTGATGCTGGTGCTTCTGAAGTAAGACTTGATTGCCGTATGGAAGCCACAGAGTTTGAGGCAACATCAGACATCAATCTCAAAGAAAACATTGAGTTACTTACCGATCCACTAGGTAAACTGTCAGGCATCTCTGGTTACTCATATAACTTCAAAGACACAGGTAAGGCATCTTACGGTGTCATAGCCCAAGAGGTTGAAGAGGTACTGCCAGATGCTGTTGCTACAAATGCTGAAGGTACAAAGTCAGTAAACTACAACTCAATAGTAGCTTTATTAGTTGAAACAATTAAAGAGCAAGAGAAACGCATAGCTGCTCTTGAGGAAAAGGTAGGTGTGTAATGGGTGCCAAGCTTTTATCAAATCGGATTCAACCAACAGGTAATGTAACTGGAGCAGGTCTTGGTTTAGAGGTCGGCCCAGAGGCGTTATCTGTATCTGGCGTTGGTATGTCTGCTGTTTCTAGTCTGAGTATTGCTATGTCTAATGCATACGGTGCGGGTAACAGGCGATCATTAATGGTTGAGCCTAATACTAGCGGCACTTACATCAGATTTACGCCAACTGTAGATTATGCATATGGTGTATTTTATCAGTACAGAAACTCTACAGGCTCTTCTTATAGTAACAATGTTGCGGCAAATACTGCTGTAAATAAAGGTTATCCATTTACTATTAATGCGGGAAGACATGAAAATTACAAGATTGTAATACAAGGTGGTGGCAGCTACTTTAGCGGCTATGGTCTGACGCCAGCAATATGTATAGACTATTGGTTTAACTCCAACAGTTCACCTGTGTATATGCGAGAAATTATTACATTAGGCACTGGCTCCAGTGGCTCTAGTATAGTGTTTAATGTAACAATGAGTTCGGGCAACTTCTGGTACATAAACGGTCAGTATTCAAATAGTGGCATTGCTTAAAAAAGGAAATTGTTATGTATTATGTAGAAGATACTTCAGCCGAAAAAGTTGCCATAGAGATAGAAGGACAAACTTACTATTACTATCCTGTCAGAGAAATGACTGATGAAGAGCGTGAAGCGCATATTGCATCACAAGCTGACGACACATCAACTAGAGAAAATGTTAGAAACATACGTTCTATGTATTTAACTGCTTGTGATTGGATTAATGGTGCGGATGTATCATTGTCCGATGAGAAGAAAGCGGAGTGGATAGCCTATCGTCAGGCACTGCGTGATATTACGGATCACCCTAACTTTCCGAATTTACTACCCGAAGACTGGCCTGAAGAACCAGCATAACTTAACAAAGGAGAAAAACAATGGCTAAAGAAAAAACGGCTAATGTTATTACTATCGACGACAAAGAATACACAGAGGATCAACTGACTGATCATCAGAAGACTCTAATCACACACCTTAGTTCACTAGATCAGAAGATTGGTGCAGCTAAGTTCAACCTAGACCAACTATCTGTAGGTCGCCAAGCTTTTGCAGATGCGCTATCAAAGTCCCTAGAAGAAGAAGCTGAAGCAGCCTAAGAAAGATTCTCTATGTCAACACTAGAACAGATTAGACAAGCAGCAGAGAGTGACCTAGAGTTCTTTATTCAGTTGGTTGCTCCTCAACAAGTTCTAGGTGATTGCCATAAAGAAGTAATTGAGTGGTGGACAAGGGAAGACGCTAGGAATTATCAGCTTCTCTTGTTCCCACGTGACCACGGTAAGTCAAGACTTATTGCTTATAGGGTAGCATGGGAGTTAACTAAAGACCCTACTCTACGTGTTCTCTATATCTCTGCTACAGCAAACCTTGCTGAGAAACAGCTTAGTTTTATTAAAGGTATTCTAACTTCAGAAATCTATAGACGTTACTGGCCTGAACATGTACACGCAGAGGAGGGTAAGCGTACACGGTGGACTAACTCAGAGATTAGCTTAGACCACCCTCTACGTAAGCAAGAGAACGTCCGTGATCCTAGTATCTTTACAGGTGGTTTGACTACCTCACTGACAGGCCTACACTGTGACATTGCTGTACTTGATGACGTAGTTGTAGCTGAGAATGCTCTTACTCTAGAGGGCCGTACAAAGGTTGCAAGTCAGTACTCACTGTTATCATCTATCGAAGGTGCTGACGCTAAGGAGTGGGTAGTAGGTACACGATACCACAGCAAAGACTTGTACAATGATCTGATGGAAATGAAAGAAGTTCTGTATGACGATCAGGGTGAACAGACAGGTGAAGATAACATCTATGAAATCTTAGAGAAGCCTGTAGAGAATCGTGGTGATGGTACTGGTGAGTTCCTGTGGCCTAAGCAACAACGTAAGGATGGTAAGTGGTTCGGTTTCGACATAGCTACTCTTGCTAAGAAACGTGGTAAGTACTTAGACAAGGGGCAGTTTAAAGCACAGTACTACAACGATCCTAGTGATCCAGATAACGTACCAGTATCTAGAGATAAGATTCAGTACTTCGACAGGAAGCACCTGCATCAAGACAATGGGTTCTGGTATTACAAAGATAATAAACTAAACCTATTTGCTGCTATCGACTTCGCATTTAGTTTAAGGTCTAAGGCTGACTATACTGCTCTAGTACTTATAGGGGTTGATGTAGACAACAATGTGTACGTGTTAGATATTGATCGTTTCAGAACAGATCGTATCTCAGAGTACTTCGATCATATCTTCGAGATGCAAATGAAGTGGTCGTTCCGTAAGTTACGTGCAGAGGTTACTGTTGCACAGATGGCTATCGTTAAGCAACTTAAAGAGTTAATCAAGCAACATGGTCTATCATTAAGTATTGATGAGTTTAGACCTAACAAACAACATGGTAACAAACAAGAGCGTATTGCTTCAGTACTAGAACCACGGTATGATAACCTTCAGATGTGGCACTACAGAGGCGGTAACACTCAGTACCTAGAAGATGAATTGTCTAGTCGTAATCCTCCACACGATGACGTAATAGACGCTTTAGCATCTGCCGTAGACATGGCTGTGCGTCCAACACGTAACCTAAACAGGAAACGAGAAAGTAATATTGTCTGGGCGAATAGTCGTTTCAGAGCAGGGAGTAGGTAATGAACACTATCGACATTGAAAATATTATCGATCCAGATCAGCTTGCCGTAGAAATTTCTAACAAGTGGCGTAACTGGAATAGTCTTCGTCAGACTTGGATCGAACAGACTAAAGAGCTACGTAACTACGTATACGCTACAGATACGACTACAACAGCTAACGCAATCCTTCCTTGGTCTAACACAACGACTACTCCTAAGATCACACAGATTGCAGATAACCTACATGCAAACTACTTTGCTACTTTGTTTCCACAACAGAAGTGGATGCGTTGGGAAGCTGACACACGGGATGCCTCAGTAAAAGCTAAACGTGATATTATCCAATCTTACATGGAGAACAAAGTACGTCAGTCTAACCTACTTAATACGGTATCTGATTTAATTCAGGATTGGATTCTGTACGGTAACTGTTTCGCTATGGTAGAGTGGGAAGACGGCTTTATAACTAAAGAAGATGGTGAGTACATCCCTAGATATACTGGCCCTAAAGTTGTACGTATATCTCCATACGATATTTGTTTTAACCCTACTTCGTCGTCTTTTGATGACTCACCTAAGATTATTAAGAGTATTAAATCACTAGGTGAAATCAAGCGTATGGTAGATGCTGACCCTAAAAACAAGTATCTATCACAAGTCTTCGATAAGATGCTAGGTGCTCGTCAGACAGTATCATCTTCTGAAGGTCACATTGATAAGGGTGAAGGATTTACTGCAGACGGTTTCTCTAACATCCAACAGTACTACGAGTCTGACTACGTAGAGATTCTTACATTCTATGGAGACATCTATGATCAAGCATCTGGCGAGTTTATGTCGGATCGTATCATTACTATTGTAGACCGTGCCTATGTTCTTGACAATCAAGAGAACCCATCGTGGTTAGGTAAGGCTCCTATCTTCCATAGTGGTTGGCGTAATCGTCCAGATAACCTATACGCAATGGGTCCACTAGACAATCTTGTAGGTATGCAGTACCGCATTGATCACCTAGAGAACTTGAAAGCAGATGTGTTTGATCAGATTGCTTACCCTATCTTGAAAGTAAAAGGTGACGTAGAAGACTTCAACTTCGAACCTGGTGCTCGTATTTACATGGGTGAAGAAGGTGATGTAGGTTACATGGCACCTGATGCTACTGCACTAAACGCAGACCTACAGATTCAAATCTTAGAAGCCAAGATGGAAGAGATGGCAGGAGCACCTAAACAAGCTATGGGTATTCGTACACCAGGTGAGAAAACTGCATTCGAAGTACAGACACTACAGAACTCTGCATCTCGTATCTTTGAACACAAGGCAGCACACTTCGAGCGTACATTCTTAGAGCCTATGTTAAACGCTATGCTTGAGATTGCTCGTCGTTACATGAATCGTGCAGACATTGTACGTATCTCTGATGATGATCTAGGTATCTTACGCTTCCTAGAAATTACTAGAGAAGATATTACAGCAACTGGTAAGATTGTACCTGTAGGCGCAAGGCACTTTGCTGAACGTGCTCGTAGGGTACAGAACTTAATTCAATTGTCAACAGTAAAAGCACAAGACCCTACTGTTGCTCCACACTTGTCAGGTAAAGAACTAGCTCGTATCATTGCTTATGAACTAGGTGAACCTACTCTTTATTCTGAGAACGTGACTATATCTGAACAACTAGAAACTCAGCGTATGGCTCAGGAAGCAGAAATGCTAAACCAAGAAGAGTTAATGGCTGCTCAAGAAATGGGATTATAACATGCACTCAGCTTGGACAAAAGGTCTAAGGGGTGAGGAAAAAGCCAAGCGCATCAAAGAAGTAAATTCATATAAGAATGCATTTGATGACTTGCAAGATGTTGTCGATCAGATACTATATAAGAAAGAATCTGTTCGTGACTACGGCCCAGGATGGGCTGAAAAACAAATCGCTGTTAATGAGTACAATGCTGCTCTAGACGATTTACTTAGATTAATAGACCTCAACCGTAAGGATCATAAATAATTATGTCAGTTTTTGATGAAGCAAAGTCTGGTAGTAACCAACCACAGGAAACTCAGACTACAACCGAGACTACGCAACAAGAGACTCAACCACAGGAATCTTATTTGCAGAAGCTCGTAGAGACACGTGGTGATAACTGGAAAGACCCCGAAGTAATTGCTAAAGGTAAACTTGAGGCAGATGCCTATATCAAGAACCTTGAGGAACAACTTGCTAGTATGCGAGAAGACCTTGGTAAGCAAGACTACGCAGCCCAGTTACTACAACAACTAGAGGGAAAGGCTACGGCACCCACCGACGAACAACCTCTAGGGTCCAACAACAATAATAATGGTGGCACGAATACTGAAGGTAATACCAACCTTGCAGTGAGTGAAGATGATTTAAAGAGCCTTGTCGAAAAGACACTAACAGAACGTGAACAACAAGCGACTGCTAAACAGAACATCTCTACTGTAGATGCTACTCTACAGGAAGTGTATGGGACGGAAGCTCATAATGTACTGGTCAACAAGTCACAAGAACTTGGTATCAGTCTAGAGCGTATGCAAGACCTTGCTGCAGAATCACCATCAGCGTTCTTTGCATTGATTGGTGAGAAGCAACAAACCTTTAAGCCTATTACTCAAGGGTCTGTGCGTACTGAGAGTGTCAACATGCAATCCTCTTCGGAGCGTAACTGGCAATACTACCAGAAGCTTCGTCGAGAAAATCGAAACCTGTACTACTCCCCTAAAATCCAGCAACAACTTATGGAAGATAAAATGCGGATGGGAGATAAGTTCGGCAACTAACTTTAAGAAAGGACTAGCTCAATGGCTGGTATGATTTCCTCCAACACAGACATGCAGCGTCTGATTCGTTCAGAGGTATACTCCTCAGAACTGAAAGAGATTCTGCGTGACGAAATGCAAGCGCAACGTTATGTGCGTATGCTAGACGGATTCCCAGATGGGGATACCTTCACAATTCCAACAATCGGTGAAACAACTGTATCAACATACACAGAAGACGCAGCAGTGTCATATGTCCCTATGGATACAGCAGAGTTTTCATTCACTGTTGATCAATACTTGCAATCAGCTTCTTACATCACTAAGAAAGCAGCACAAGACTCGTTCTATAGCGCACAGCTAGAAGCACGTTTTGTTCCAGAGCAGGAACGTGCAATCATGGAACACTTCGAGTCAACAACATTTGCTGCTCCTGAAGTTGGTGTATCAGCTAACTCTGCAGAAACTACTGACGGTGTTGCTCACCGTATCTCAGGTGGTAACAGTGGTGTTATGGAACTTGCTGACTTTGCCTTTGCACGTTATGCATTGAAGAAGTCTAATGTTCCTGATCGTGGTATGGTTGCTATCGTTGACCCATCAGTTGAGTTCCAGTTGAACACACTGACTAACTTGGTTAACGTTTCAAACAACCCAATGTGGGAAGGTATTGTTCGTGATGGTATCGCAACAGGTATGCGCTTCGTAGCAAACGTATACGGTTTCGACGTATATACATCGAACTACTTGAAGAACACTGTCGCAGATGCTGCTCTAGCAGAGCGTGACGGTTCTACAACTAACGACTTCTCTTCAACAAACGGTGTTGCTAACTTGTTCTTCTCTGCAGATGCTACAGCTAACCCATTCGTGGGTGCATGGCGTCAGATGCCAGAGGTGGATTACGAGTACAACAAAGACTATCAACGTCACGAGTATGTTACAACTGCTCGTTACGGTGTTAAGAAGTACCGTCCAGAAGGTATCGTTACTGTCGTATCGAACCCTAACGTATAACTTACTAATAGGTAGTCCCTTCGGGGGCTACCTTCATATGCTCTAGGAGAGACAAATAAATGGCAAACGTAAATCACTCAACACTTACAGACCCCTATCTCCACGAGCCGAAGGGTGTAGCTTCTGCAGGAGCAGGAGAACTGTATTATGCTGATGGTGCAGGGTCTGGTTCTTGGCTACCCTCTCATGTACACTGTACTGCTGATGCAGGTTTTAATACATCAGGGGTTGCTAGCCTTAGTGTAAGCACATCAACAACACCTGTAGTACCTACTTCAGGGTACACTCTTTATAATAATGAAGGTTTTGAATTAATCTCTTCAGGTTCTCTTGCTGGTTCAGGTCTTGAGTATACAGGCACACAAGACATCCATGTTGATATTGTTGCAACCTTTTCCGTGAAGCAGTCATCTGGAGGCGATGCTCAACTACAGTTTTATATTAATGACGATCCTTTTACAAGCACTGGTATCCCAGGATCAAAGTCAATCATAACTTCAACATCAGGGGATTGGCATCAGGTTACTTGTTTTGCTCAGACGACTTTATCACAGTATGATGAGTTCTTTGTAGAAGTTATTTCTGATATATCTGCTACTGTTATTGTTGCAAACGCTATGATTAAAGTTTCTGGAACCCCTGAAGTATAGGAGTTAAGCAATGGCTTACGTTAAACCAACATTTCTACAGATGGTTCAGTCTATACTTTCAGACATGGACTCTGAGAATGTAAACTCAACAGATGATAGTATTGAAGCACAGCAAATAAAGAATGTAATCTTTGATACATACTACGATCTTGTACATTCTCGTATTATACCAGAACACAATAAACTTAAATTTTTAAACCGTATCAGCAATACTGCAGGACCAACTACTTTCTCTTTCGATAGTCTAACACCTTTTGATATACAAAGGATACACTCTATTCGATATAATGTTAACAGTGACACCACCACACCTGAATGGAAAGAATTGAAGTATATTGATATCCTTGAATTTATGGAACTCTACTCTGAGGATGACAACACCGTTGCAGCAGTCTTATCTGATAAAACTTTTGAAGCTACAAACATAAGGGCGTGGGTTCGCAACGATAAACAACCAGATTACTACACTCTTTACAATGATGACTTTGTTGTACTAGACTCTTGGGATAGTTCTCAAAGTACTTATGGAGTAGGAGCTAGGGTAGCTATGTATGCTCAAACAGTTCCTTCTTTAGAAGGTTTTGATTCTGACAATGACTCCTTTGAATTAGATAATAATTATATTCAGTACATCCTAACAGAAGCTAAATCAAGGTGCTTCTCTTTATTTAAGGGTGGTGTGGATCAGAAGATAGAACAGTCTGCTCGTCGTCAGAAAGTATACCTACAGAACGACTTATATAAGAACGAAGAGCAACGAATAAAAAGGCCGACTTATGGTAGACGTTGAGTTCGATATTGATTACGACAAGAAAACTCTGAAAGCCACATGTCCAACAAAACTAAGTACTCCTATCCATGTAAGAAAATCCCCAGGTGGTTACATATTCTTCGAGGTCCATGTAGAAAAAGGCAAGGTTCCAAGAGATTTAAGTGGAAAGTATACATCACTAGATAAAGCTAAGAGAGCTATACAAGATTATTTAAATAAGGCCACTCCTTCTAAAGCTGTACGTCGAGAGGCTTTCGGTAAGGACTACGAGGAGCGTAAGAAACGAAATGCCACAGAATCTAACGCAAAGGACAGTTAATACCTTTATCAAAGGTTTGATTACTGAGGCAGGTGAATTAACCTTCCCTCCTGACGCATCCGTTGATGAACTAAACTGTGATCTTTTACGTGATGGCACTCGTCGTCGTCGTAAAGGTTTGACTAAAGAAGAAAGCTATGAGCTATCTAGTTTTACTGTTACAGACAGTACGGTAGTAACTACAGGAGATTGGTACAATGCAGGTGGTGTTCCTGGTGTTCAGTACTTAGTTGTACAAGCAGGGGCTACTCTTTATTTCTACAATAAAGCAGGTGCCTCTATCTCAAGCAACGTAATTAACATGAGCGTAGACCTGACTCCTTATGAAGTAGCAGGCGGGGTAGGTGCATCAGAGGCTAAGTGTAAGTTTACTTCTATTAAAGGTGTTCTTATTGTAGTGTCTGAAGCTATCAACCCTATCTACCTAGAGACAGATATTCTACAGGCTACAGTAACTGCTACAGAGATTGACTTTAAAGTACGTGACTTTGATTGGCAGGGTGACACTACAGAATACTATGAGTCAAAGGCAACCCCTTCTGATGAACGTAAGTACGATACACAGAACGCAGGGTGGGTTGCACCTAACGGTGACACTGCTCTAACAAGTTATCAATCAGCACACTCTAGTGAGTATCCCCCTCTAACACACGCATGGTACTCAGGTAAAACATCTACAGGCACATTCTCTTCAACTGAGTGGGATAAGATTTACTCAGGTAATACACTTACAGGGAACGGTCATTACTTACTTGACTTCTTCGCTAAGGATCGTGCCACTGCTTCTGGTATTACAGGGCTATCTACAGAAATAGAAGAGACTAGGTTTAAGACTGTAGCCACCTTTGCAGGTCGTGTGTTCTACGCAGGTCTTGACTCTACAAAGAATACAGACACTATCATATTTAGTCAGTTAGTAGATAAGTTCTCACAACTTGGTTATTGTTATCAACAGAACGATCCAACATCTGAACAGATCAGTGACTTACTCGCTACGGATGGCGGAGTAATTAAGATTGCAGGTGCTGCAGGTATTAAGGTTTTATACGTTATTGATGCAAGCTTATATGTATTTGCCGATAACGGTGTATGGCGCATTGAAGGTATTGATGGTGTCTTTAGCCCTACCGCTTTTGCAGTCCGTAAGGTTACAGACGTAGGTATCTTAAACTCTGGAAGCTTTGTTGTTGCAGATGGCACACCTATCTGGTGGAGTAAGAACGGTATTCACACATTCCAGTTTGATCCCTCTACTGGTCGTCCTGTTGAGAGCAACTTAACACTAGGTACAATTCAATCCTACTGGGATTCTATCCCTAACTTTTCTAAGTCAAGAACTATTGCATCTTTCGACTCTGTAAATAAAAGAGTGTACTGGGCTTGGCCTGACGAGGATGAGCCTATTGCTTCTAAAGTAAACAATATCCTAGTCTTGGATGCTAGTATTCAGGCGTTCTTTCCTTGGAGAGTAAACGATCAGGAGTCTAACTCAGACTGCATCCTTGGCTCATTCTTCTATATAGGACTAGGTTCAAGCAGACTACCTGTCGATGTTGTCTTATCTAACGGAGATGATGTCGTAACTACAGATGGTGATGATGTTGTATCTGAACAGTTTGTAGAAGAGACAGGGGGAGAGCCTGGGGTATATTTTATAACTAAAGATAACGCTTCTAGTAAGATTACCTTCTCAAGGTTTACAAGCGATTCTTTCTTAGATTGGGGTGATACAGATTACACATCATTCGCAGAAGCAGGGTATGACTTTATGGGTGACCTTCTTCTAAAGAAGACTGCGCCTTACATCACTACCTATATGAGAGTTACTGAGACTGCTTTTGTAGACGATGGATTAGGTAACTACTCATTAGATAAACCATCATCAATGTTAGTAAAAGCTTACTGGGACTTCAAAGATAATCCTTCAAGTACTGCTCAACAGGCATACAGATTTAAATATACTATAACTGCTCCTACCTTTGATTACCCTGAAGATGTTATTACTACAAGATTAAAACTAAGAGGACGTGGACGATCTATGCGACTACGTTTCGAGAGTGAAGAAGGTAAGGACTTCGTTCTTCTTGGTTATTCAATACTTGGCGGTGTAAACCCTACACACTAATAGGAGACTCTATGTCTTATACAATACGTGACGCTAACCATAGTGACGTTTTAGATATTACTATTGCAGCAAAACTATTCTCTAAGGAAACTAACCATCCTGCACTAAACACAATCAACCCTAACAAAGTAGCTAACACACTACAACAACTAATAGATAGTGATGCAGGTATAGTTAAGGTTGCTTGTTTTAATGAAGAGATAGTAGGTGCTATTGCAGGAGTAGTAACAGAGCTACCGATTAATGACTTGGTTGTATCTCAAGAATTAATGCTGTGGTTAGAACCCTCTCACAGAAATGGTAAGACAGCACCTAAGTTAATAGATGCATACGTGGAGTGGGCAACTAAACTAGGGTGTGACTACGCAAGACTATCTGCGCTTGATGTAGTTCTTGGTGGAAAAGCAGGTGTTCTATTTAAACGCAAAGGTTTCAAGGCTATAGAAACTGCTTATATAAAGGAATTATGATATGGCTGTATTTACTGCTATTGGTGCCGCTATTGGGGCTGCTGTTGCTTCTACTGTTGCTACTACAGGTTTAGGTGTTCTAGTCGGCGCAGGTATCGGCGCTTCCGTAGGCCTAGCTGTAGGGATGACTAAGAAAGCAAAAGAGGCACAAGCTCAAGCTCAAACAGCTACAGATGAACTTACTGAAATACAAACAAGCATTGGCAAGGTTAGTTCTCAAGTAGCAGGAGTCCAAGCTCAACAAGTTCAAGTTCAGAAGCAAGTAGCTACATCTCAACAACAACAAGAAAGATTGGCTGTACGTAGGCAACGAAGACAAGCCATACGTGAAGCTCAAATACAGAGAGCACGTCAGCGTAACGTAGCTCAAGCAATGGGTGCTGCAGGTTCCTCTGCAGTATCAGGTGGTGCAGCTTCTATTGGCTCAGAGCTATCGGCTGCATTAGGTTACTCTTCACAACAGTCAGGACTATCAGAGCGTATCTTCCAAGGTCGTCAACGTGGCCTAGACTTACAATCAGAGATTAACACCTTATATGGCCAAGCTGGGGTTTTACAAGCACAAGCTAATGTAGCATCTGCACGAGCAGGTATGTTCTCTTCTCAAGCATCAAGTTACATGGGCATTGCAGGAACTGCTCTTAATTTCGGTCAGAATCTATTTACCGCAGGTATCGGTTCTGGCGGTGTCTTCCGCACCCCATCAAGCGTATACTAAAAGGTTATACACATGAATATAGAACGCCCCATCGACTTCATCGAAGAAACAGTTACACCTATTGATGAGGAGTTCGGCACTTCTGTAACCCTAGAAGAAGACTCTGAAGACAGTAAACAAGAAGCTTTTATGGCTACTGGGCAGGACGTGGCTCCTTCTCAAGCTAAACAAATGTTGTTTCAGAGTGCTAACCCTGTTGAATCTCTTATTCGTGATAAGTTTTACACTCAAGAAATGAAAGCAGAAGAACTGCAGAGAGCTTATGATAATGCTTCCTTCAAGAGTAAAGACTTTATGGAGAACCCAGAGTTCTTCTATGAGCAAGCTAAAGCTCTATCTAATGATGATGTTAGCCCTCTTGACATCCGTGCTGCAGTCAATACCCGTATTGAGCAACGTATACTACAAGAATTTTCTTCTCAAGAAGAGACAGGTATCATTGACCGTGTACTAGACTTCGGATCATATGTACTCAGAGAGTCTACTATAGGCGTTCCTGAGACACTTACTGATCGTACTGAACGTCTAGGTACAGAAATGTTGTTTAACCGCCTCAACATGTCTCCTAGTGAGTATAAGGAATGGTTTCAACAAACTGCTACAGAAATTATGCAGGAAGGTCTTCGTGAGAATGACGCTAATAAACTTGAGTGGTTGAAAAGCGTAGCTGCTAACAATGGCTATGACAGAGACTCTAATATTAACAAAGCTTTCGCACTTCTTGATCTTGCAGGTTTAGGTGAACTAGCAGGTGTAGGGTTTAAAGCTGCTCGTGCCGCCTCTAAACCAACTACTCGTATCGCTCGTATTACAGAGCTTGAAGGACCAGAGATTGCTGCTCAGGTTGGTGAAGGTATTTTAAAACGTAATTCTGATCCTGAAGTCAGTGCAGACCTTGGACCTCGTGTTATTAACCCGCACCCTCCTGCTACCCCAACACCTGAAGGTTGGTATGCACGAGCACTAAATAAGAACCGTTTAGCTGAAGATGTAAAGAATATCTACGAGAGCGGTGCCATGGGTCGTGTCTTAGATAAAAAATCTATGGCTGACTCTGTAGCTAAAGTGGTAGCTGACTTTGAACAACGTGTAGATAATCCTGTATTTGCATCAGACTTAGAAAGCACAGGTTTCGGTAACTACATTGTTAATGTTAAGTTAGGTAAAACTACAGACGGTACTCCTTACAAACCAACACCATCGGGTGAACCTTCTGCTGCAGTTCAACGTCTAGCAGAAAAAACAGGCGGTGAAGTTGTACCAGTTCGTAACTCTGCAGATGAACTACAAGGTTATGTAGTACAATACAGGCAGAACCTAGACTTAACTGGTGATATTGAATCCATTGATCCTACTGAGTTAGTTCAGATGGAACGTGGTATTGTACGTAACACTTTAGGTAAAGTATTCGGTAATACCCTTATGGGTTCTACTGCATTACGTGGTGTTGATCGTCTAACTACACTAGCTCAGATGGGTGAGTCTGCACAGTCTGCAGTAAAGGGTGTGTTTCAACGTGAAGCAAAGAAGATCAATGCCCTAAACGCAACTGAACGTGCTAACCTAGCTTCTATTGTTGGTAAACTACGTGATGATCCTGTTGAGGCTGAACGCCGTGCATGGTATACACAAGAACAGTTTTCTAATCATTATAAAAGGTTAACAGGTAAATTACCTGATCAGAGAATTATTGATGCATATGATGCAGAGGTTGCTATTTCTAACACTGCAGCCGTTGTACGTTCTAACAACATCATGCGTACATATGTTCAGAAAGGTTATGTAGCATTAGAGATGCCTGACGGTATCCGTGTACCTGCAAAGCCTTATAATAAATCTAACCTTGCTGCAGATGATTTAATATTAGACTTAAACAGCAACACACGTTTAGTAAGAAGTGAGTTGGATGAAGGTGTTAGTGTATGGAAACTAGATCGTGATGATCAAGGTGTTCGTTACGTAACACGTCCTAAGAAAGTTGATGCATTAGAGCCTCAGGATGTTATGGGTTTCAATGCAGGTGGCCCTCGTACTAACCCTAATGCTAATTACTTCGTAGTTTTAGGACGTGAAGGTAAGTATCCTAAATCTTTGTTAACAACATTTACTGAGGCAGATGCCTTAACTGCTAAAACTCAATTAGAGAATATACAGAAAGCACTAATGGATGGTAGTGATGACATCGATAGTGTAATAGAAGCAAACAAAGATTGGAACCCTAACATCACTAATCTAGAAAAATTACGTGAGTTCTCAGCAAATAATAAGTGGGATTTAGAGGATGGTGTTATTGCGTATAAAGAACGTAATGCATATGTTCAAGACGTAGATTCTGAGGATGCTACCTATCAGATGTTCTTCTCTGACTATGTAGAAAAGGAACTGTCACGTCAAGACACTGTTCTGCCTCAATTCGGTGGTAAGAAAACTTACAACCAAGACCCAATGGATACAATAACTCAACAGTTCGGATCAGCCGTTCAAGAGTTATCCAACCATGCTTATACATACAATGCTATGGTAGGTTGGGTTAAGAAAGCACAACAAGCAGGTGTTAATTGGTTACCTGCAAACGTGTCGCCTACAGACTACCGTAACCTGTTTATGAGAGCAGAAGTTACAGGTAATACTGCATTCGATAGACGTATGAGAGAAATACAAAGTATCGAAAAACGTAGGATGGGTATAAAAGGTGAAGCTGCTCAGACTATGGATGAACTAGGTAGACAACTATCTGAGTTTATATTTCAGAAGACAAGTATTCCTACACGTATCGGTGATCCAAGCAATGCTCTACTGAATGTTGGTTTCCAATCTGCATTCGGATTCTTTAACGTATCGCAGGCTATCATTCAGGCTTCACACGCTACAACAATCATGGCTATCTCACCGAAGCATGGTTTCCGTGGGGCAGGTCTGACATTAAGTATGCGTGGTTTATATCATCAGGCCCCTGAAGCTATGGAGCTAGGAATACAACGTGTATCTAAGTATTACGGCTTAGAGGCTGACGAAGTTAAAGAAATCATGGAATACGTTCGTACTTCTGGTCGTGATGTCATTGATGCTGAAGCTATCGAACAAGGTACTGGTGTAGCATGGGGTATTTCAGGATTCGGTGGTGAAAGCTATGCTCCATCTGCTCTACGTAAGACTTGGTTGACTACAAAGAAACGAGTAGGTCAAGGGTTAGACTTAGCTTTGATTCCATTCAACCAAGGTGAACGTCTAGGTCGTCTAACAGGTACATACACTGCTATCTTAGAGTTTAAAGCTAAGAATCCTGGAGTATCAATTCTAAGTGATCGTGCTCGTCAATGGATTACTCGACGTGACCAAGACTTGACGTTCAACATGACTGCTGTAGGTCGTCCTCAGATTCAAAGTGGTTTGATGCGAGTTCCTACACAATGGTTGTCTCACACATTCCGTGCAATGGAGTCTGTGTTTGTAGGACGTAACTTCACTAAAGCGGAACGTGTTCGTATGTTTGGTGTCCTTATGCCGTTCTACGGTACTGCAGGTTTCGGTCTTACACACGCAGCCGACTCATTAGCTGAATACTTAGGAGTAGAGCCTGACAGTACTACATTCACATTCCTAAAATGGGGTATGATTGATGGTATCACAGACTTACTACTAAAAGATACAGACGGTAAAGTAGGTACAGGCCTTGCAGGTCGTCTTGCTCCTGCAGGTGCTATTGTAGATACCTATCGTAAGATCAAAGAGGGTCAGTTTCTTGAAGTAGTAGGTGGTCCATCGGGTGAGATCACAGGTGGTATAGTTGATGCATTCTTGGAAGCTTATACATCAATGAGAGACAATCGTGGAACGATGTTATCTGAGGATGTAATTAAGATTCTACGTCAACCTTCAGGTATTGATAATATAGCAAAGGCTTACGGTATCTTTAACAACGGTATCTATCGTAGTAAGAATGGTATCACAATTCCAGGTGAGATGGGAGTTACGGAAGGAATACTTCAACTACTTGGTATTGGTAGTTTGAAACAAGCTGAGTGGTATGACGCTAAGAATCAATTGTTTACAAGCAACAAGAAGCTAAACAAGTTCCGTAAGGAAGTCAACACTAAAGCTGATTACGCATTTGATTTATTAAAAGGTGATACTGCAGATAAAGAGAAAGCATTCAAACTATTCAACGAATTAAAAGTATTAGTTGACATGAGTGGTTTCTCACCAGAGATTCAATTGTCTTTGAAGAAAAGTATTAACCGTAAGATGGATGATCAGTTCTTTAACATATATGAACAACTGCTACGTCAAGACCAAGATGCAGAGGCAGAACGTCTAAGGGCAACACTAGGAAGGTAATCTAATGGCTCAAGATATATTCGCACCTAAGAGTTCTTTTAATATAGGTTACGAGCGTCCTGTTGCTCAACCTGTGGAAGACAAGACAGGGGAAACTCAAGCTAAGTTTGAAGCTATGCAAGCTAATATACAAGCTGCACAGATTCGAGCACAGACACAAGTAGATCGTTCTAAACTTTCTATGGCTAACACTCTACTAGGGGGTGTAGGAGGATTTGCTACAAGCTATGCCAGAGGACAAGCTTCTCGTGGAGAAGATCGTGCGAGAAATGAACTATTCAGACAGTTTGAAGACGCAGAGCAATTAAGATTAGAAAAAAGAGACTTTGTAAACGCTACAAAACTAGAAAAAGATGCTGTACGTAAGTATAATAGTCTAGGTTATGATATTGATCGTATCAAGACTGAGTACGAAGTTATCTTTGATCGTCCTTTTGAGTATGTAGGTCAGAGTCGTGATCAGCAGATTATGGCTGCAGTAGAGAATACTGATGAGTTCCGTATGGCTCTAGCTGCTGCATCTTTCAAGAACCCTGAAGCCCCTGCTGAAGAACTTAGAGCAGATGCATTGATGACTGTTCAAGGTCTTGCTATTGCTCAGACTAAACTATCTATGGTAGCTGCAGGTAATAAACTTAACTGGGAGTCTGAATTAAAAGGTGAATACAATAAAGTTGTAGATTCTTTTAATACAGGAATTATTGCAAGCTTTGTTAACAAAAGTCAACAAGGTCAGCCTATTACACTAGGTGAAATAGAGACTGCAATAGCACAGCATGATCTTATGCGTATAAAGATTATTAAACCTGCCTATGTAACCGATGAACAATGGGGTGAGATTAAACAACAATTAGATGGTCAGAAAGCATTCTTAGAAACACTGCAGAAATCTAAGAATCCAGATTCATTGATTAAGAACTATGCGTCAGCATTGATTCAATCCGCAGAGAATGTGGACGAAGCTTTTGCAGTCAATGCAGCATTAAACGGAGAGGTATGGGCTGCGCAACGTGGAATTAGTTTACCAGAGACTTTAAATAAAATTGCTACAAGCGAAGTTATTAAAAACCTTTTCACAAATAAAGGTGCTTTACTAACAGACTTACAGGCAGTAGACGTATCTACCCCTGTTAATGCTAACACAACTTTCAGCCTTGACACTGCCCCTGAGTTTCTTCAACCTTATTTAAACATGCCTAAGGAGAAAAGAAAAGCTGCAGTGGACGGGGGTGTAGCAGCAATTAATGTTCTTAAACCGTCAGATATGCAGAATCCTGATTCTATTAAACAGTTCTACAACGGTGTTATGTCAATGACTGCAGGTATGTTGACTGAGAAAGATTTCTTTAGCTCTGCTACACTGTCTAAGATTTTTAACAACCCTAATTTAAAAGCATCTGTGGATATGGTAGCTGCAGTAGACCGTGAGGCTGCAGATGAAATGCGTATTGCTCTTCGTAGTGCCGCAACCTTGCAGAAAACGGCCCTAGAAGCTAACGTACAAAGTATCGAAAACGCTCTTACAGGTGCAGTATGGGATGCGCAGGATAATACTTACTACATTACTGGAGAAGCAGCAAATGTTGCACAAAGACTTTATAAAGGTGAGATGACTGATAAAGGATTTAAATTAGCTTCTGTTCAGTTTAATTTCCCTGAAGGTTATGAACAAGCTGTTGACATTCGTAAATCATTAAGTATTATTGAAAGAGGCATTAACGAACTAGCCATTGAAGGTGTAGAACAGGATATTACTGCTCCTGCAGAAACTACTGCAGCACAACTTCCTGAAGGTATTACGTATGATCTTCCTGAAGATGTTCAAGGAGATACAGAGTTTCTTAATGCAGTAGATAATACAGCTAATATGCTTGGTGTTACGTCTGATCAACTACTAGCAGTTATGGACTTTGAGACTATTGGTTCCTTCTCGCCATCAGAGAAGAGTACGACTTCTAGTGCTACAGGATTGATACAGTTTATTGAATCAACTGCAGGGGACCTTGGCACAAGCACTGAAGAACTAGCTAAGATGACTCGTGCAGAGCAGATGGTATATGTAGACAGATACTTGAGTAGATTCCAAGGACGTATTAAGAATACAGGTGACATCTATATGGCAGTCCACTGGCCTCGTGCTGTAGGTAAGAGTGACTCTTATGTGATGTACAGTAAAGGCTCTAAAAACTACAGTGCTAACCAAAGCCTAGATACAAACAATGACGGTACAGTGACACGAGGAGAAGCACTACAACGTCTACGTGATGTAACAGCTAATAAGTTTACTGATGTACAACGTATAGCAAGTACAGCTATTGAGGCTACTCCTAGCAGTCCACGTCCACGACTAAGCCCTAGTGGTAACGTAGGCCCACGTCCAGATGACGAGACTCGTGCTGCAGCTTGGGATACGCTATACTCAGGAACACATGATCCAGAAACTGGTCAACTAATTCAAGGAGAATAAGATGGGATACGTTTTAGGTAATCGAAGTAAACAGAAACTTGAAGGTGTAAATCCACGGCTAGTAGCTGTAGTGGAGAGGGCTATTGAGTTATCTGAGCAGGACTTCTCTGTGATCTGTGGTCTACGTACAATTCAAGAACAGGAAGCCTTGGTCGCTAAAGGTGCATCACAAACCATGAAGTCTAAACACCTTGAAGGTAACGCAGTAGACCTTATGGCTTGGGTTGATGGTGGTCGTTGGGAACTGAACCTATACGACGAGATCGCTGATGCAATGCTCAAGGCAGCTAAAGAACTAGGAGTAACTATCCGTTGGGGTGCTGCATGGCACAAGGCTCTTAATGATTGGGATGGTAC